TTCTCTACTGGAGCATAAAGTGTGGGGGAATATCGTACTCTAAAATTTTCACGTTTATTATTAATAACAGCGCGAACAAGAAGATTGTTGCCCCACTGAAGAACATTTGTGTAGAAATTCATGTAATAACTATATCACCTTTAGAGCTATTTGTCAAGGACAAATTTGGTGGTTACGATATATTTTCTTTGAGGATTAACCATTACATTAAGCATCCTCATAGTTTTTCTATTTAACAAAACATCGGTATTGAAATTATCTCTGTTATCTAAACCAAAAGTAATCTTACCATAAGACGATCCAGCAAATTCAAAATCCAAATCTACCAAATATCTTTTATCTTCACCGCCGCCGGTTATGGAAATATAGTCACCAACCAGCTTAGTTGTTATAGTTTTATCTCCATGAGTAAAAGTAATTTTATTACCGTTAACCTTTACATCTTCTGCATGAATAACAGAAAACTTAGCATTACCAGTATCAAATTTTGCAATTAAATCGCCAAATGGTTTAACTGTAACAATTTCTTCCCAACCACATTGCGTTGGAACAGCATATCTATTATCTGGATTAGAATAAAAATCAACAACTTCTTTAACTATATTTTTACCAGTTGCCTTTTCAATTCCCTCTGTACCAGGCGAATGATTTACTTCTAGAATATATGGCGGTTTTGTTTTGGGGGATTTTGAAGGAATAAAATCTACAGCAGTCCAAGAACCATCAATTGCTTTTGAAGCCAATAAACATTGTTCTATTTCTAAATCTGTTAATTTATATTCCTTGACTTTTGCTCCCTGAGAAACATTAGACCTAAAGTCTCCCTCTACTATATCACGTTTCATAGAAGCAATAACCTTACCGCCCAAAACTATAACTCGTATATCTCCATCAGTCTTAATATATTCTTGAATTAATAAATCTACATCATCGTTTTGGCTGTAGAGTAATTGAACTAAAGATTCTATTTGGCGTTCTGATTCAATAAACAAAACACCAACACCCTTGGAACCTTCAAGAGTTTTCATAATGATAGGAAATTTGCTATCTAATACTTCAATGGCCGTTTTCCAAGTGTCTTCATTAGGAATAAGAACAGTCTTAGGTTGTGTTAAACCAAAATCTTGTAACTTAATATAAGTCCGATATTTATCAGAAGATAATTCAATAGTCTCTCTACTGTTGACCATACAAACGCCAATCTTTTCAAGTCGTGATAACAAATCGAGGTAACTCTTCTTTACTCGAACAGAACCGCGAACAATAGCAACAGTATCACTAGAACTTATTTCAAATCCTTCTGTATCATCATCATTGTATATTTTATATACACCATCATCATAACTAATAATTGCGCCTTCAACCTTGACAACATAAACTGAATGGCCAGACTTTTTTGATTCATCAGTAATTCTCTGTGCAGTATGAAACAGTTTTTGATTGTCTGGTTCAGAAGAAACTACAAGAATACGATACTTGTCTTCTTTTTGCTCCGTTGTAAAGGACTTGAACTTTTCCATTAGGCTTCTTTCTTTTTACCTATGTTATATTTGGTTTCTAATGTCCAATCATTCTTTTCACTAAACGAAAGAACCTTGATCTGACTTAATGGAGCAACTTCTGTTATTTCTCCAAGTATATTAATCAAACCCCAATCCTTCAACAAATTTGAAATTGTATTTCGTCGTGCAATATCATTTTCAGACAGATTGGTTTTCTTTCCATCAAGAGCAAATAGCTCTTTAAAATGTACAATATAGTATCGTCCTTGCTTATGTAATATATGACAAGACTGATATAGTTTTCGTTCTTTTCGGGAAGCAACACCAATACGAGATAGAGTTTCTCGTACCTTCAAAAAATCGTCAGGCTCTTTCAGCCCAACTTCAAGCATATGCTCCTGTGTCCAATTAATCTCTTCCATCTCTTCCACCCTTATTTAATTTTGCTTTTATGGCAGAAATTTGTTCATCATTTAGTATATCAAGAGCGGCCCTTGCCTTCTCATTGTTGTATCCATAAAACTCTTTAACATACTCTAGATTTTCTAATTTCTTCGCCTTCAGCCAAGGAGTATACCTTTTTCTTGGTCGTAAACTATTTATCAAAAAATCAAATTGGAGTTTCTTATCTAGATGATGTAGTTGATTGAGTTCATTCAACAACATAACGGTATCTGGAAACGGAGCAACACACTTGTTTACTATGAATGGTGGATATTTCTTTTCCCACTGTTCATCCCCTGTATCCATAAGAGGCTCTTTTGTGTAATTTATTGCATTAAGATAATCTTTCAGTTCATACATGACTATTAATAATATCTATATTACAAGACATTGTTCTCCTTTCACCTTCACCAAAAAAAGGTGCGACCTGATGCAGCAACCAAATTGGAAATACCACAACCTTTCCTACCTCTGGATGAGCATACGCAAATGAAGGATGTTTAAATCTAGGTATATCGTACATACTGTCTCCACCCCAAACAAATTGAGTTAGACCATCTGTACTACCAGAATTACCCTGTTGTACGCCCACTTCACCTTTCATCTTTTCTCCAATATCAGATATTTGTGATGGAAGCTTTAGAAACGCAATCATAGATACGCCCCTTCCACTGGCAGTTCCATGCTCATGCAAAGGATTGTAGTCTCCAGCATAGCTATGTACCGACCAGATTTTCTTAACAACATAATCTTCTTTAGGGCCGATGATGTTTTTAATACGATCAGACATTGGATGTTGAGCAGCATATTCTTTTGCACACATAATAAAAAACTTACTCAACTGTTTAGGTACGTCATCGTTTAAATCAAATTCTAATTGCTTTGATCTTTTATCTTGTTTTATTTGTCCTACTAATTGAGATGATAAGTCTGGCAATCTATCAGTGTTATCATCAATATACTTATTAATAATATCCACCTCATCTAAAGAGATTGCAGAAAAACCTAATTTCAATTGTGGTATAGTTTCAAACTGAACTATTTTATTTTCTGTCAATTTTCATTCTCCCATAACATTACATTTAAAAACAACACAAGTTCTTAACTGATAACATTCTCTAGATACTGGCATTGCCTTATGAGGAAGACTGGCTGTAAACACAACCAATTTATTTCCAGCATAAGGAACAAGAGTATCATCAACTAAAGTTCCACCACCCCATTCTTGTTTCCAATCCATACGGGGATAGTATATCATAGTAAAATCACCATCATCTATATGAAGATGCGGTTCAATTCCATGTGTATGAGCATTACAATATATTCGTATATAACTATCAATATTATATTTAGATTTGAAATCAAATTTATTCATTAACATTTGAAATAAAGGATCAACCCAATAATAATTTGATAGACTACATTCTTCTTCACTGTGGCCACAGAAAACATGCCAATGTTTATTTGGTTTAGTAGGCTCAGATGAGTAATCATATTTCCATGATAACCTCTTAACCTCATCATCAATCAGTAGAGCATTGTGTTCTTCTAAAACATCATCATATACATCAATCATTCAATTACCCTTTTTCGTATAAGGTTTAACTGACTTTTTAATTTCTTCTACATTTGGTAATGGCAAATCCTTATGAGGAATTCTTTCAAGATTTCCTGCAACCAAAATTCTATCTTCTTCACACACAGATGGTGGCACTTCATGTTTAATCCAAGCAGGAAAGATAACCAAATCTCCTACCTGTGGAAACACATAATAATTTCCCTCTTTACCTTCTGGGAAAACTAAAGGCATTGAACCTTGTGGAACCTTTACATAGTATCCCCACGACCAAACATTTGGCCAATGTGCATGTGCAATTGAAAAATCATTCTTCTTATATAAAACACCCCAACAATCAGAAGCTCTACACTTAATAGGAGTTGACCCCATTTTCTCAGCATATGGAATTACAATATCACATAGTTTATTGAAACTAGGATGCTTGTAATGCATATTGAGATTTGTCATGTCTGCTTGAACAACTGTTGGTCGTTTTGGCCACTCATTTCCTGTTTCTAGAATAATACTTTCCATAGTAGAATGTAAATCAGAACCAACCTCATCAAATATGTTTTTAATAAAGATTGGCCGAGTTACATTTATATCATAATTTTCTATTACATTTCTAGTTAGAGGAATTTTATCTATCATTTAAACGAAATGCTCCTCCAAATTTGTCTCTCTAATTGATTGCATCCGATATGTAGAATAAGAATCATTATCCTTTCTTGATCCAGTATCCATATTACCTAATGTGCAATGACCCCATCTCAATTCATAGTTAAATAATTGAGTTCGCTCTTGCAACTTTGCCCATTGTTTAACCATTGACTCTGGTAAATCTGGTCTAGGAATCAATAAACATAACCACATAGGAAGACCAGTAAATGTTCCATTAAGAACATGATCTCCATAACCATATGTTTCTATTATGGCTTGATGAGAAGATTCTACCTTTTGGCCGGTGGTCAATGGTTTATGATGATTTGTCATTCTTTTATGAACATGACTTCTTACTTTACCCTTATGTCCATTTTGTTTATCATAATAATTACCAGCAGATTCACCAACATAAACACATTGTTCAAACTCATGTGGTTGTTGAAAATTTATAGGTTTTGTTTCATTAAATACAAATGCATAACAAGCTCCTGTCATAGCAATAGTATCACAATGCTTATAATAATTGGTAAAATAATCCCAATGCATCTTATATGGTCCAATCATTTAAATTTTGCCCTTGCCATAATCTCTGTGAAACAAGCCATCAGATTTATTTCTTGATCTGCAACAAACGCCGCCTTATACTGATACTCACCCAAAACAACA